AGCACGTCGGGCGGCGTCGTGTTGGCGACGAGATTCGCCACGTCGATGTTGGCGATGCGGACGTTGGTCATCCAGTTGTTGACCGCCACGCCCGGTGTCATCTTCCAGTGGGACCGGAACGCCATGAACTCGAGGCCGGCATCGTCGGTCGCGATCTGCTTGCCCAGATCCTCCATCTGCATGCCGCCGTTCAGCCCCTTCGGGTAGAACATGTGCGTGGCGCGCTGGCCCCAGGTGATCAGCCAGATCGAGGTGTTGTCGGTGGTGGTGCCGCCGGCGTCGACGATGTTGCGGCCGGATGGCGCGGTCTTGGAGCTGTACTGAATCGCGAGGCCGGGAAACTCCTCGGGCACCGCGGTGACGTCGCCGTAGAACAGCGTCTCGGCCAGCTGCTGGTTCATCGACTCGGCGTAGGCCGATTCTTCCGAGGCCATCCAGCCTTTGCCGTTCCGCTCGGCGAGGCGGACGTCGATCTTCGACATAGCCTCGAGCATCGCCGCCTGCACGCTGATCTGCGCGGTGGTCGACTTTGAGTGCGGGACGCCCTGGTTGATGCGCCGGTAATAGACCAGCGGCAACCCGGTGCGCTGCGTCACCTCATGCCCGTTCTGCAGGTTGCCCTCGAACCACGGCGCGTCGAGCAGAATCTCGTTCGACTGCTGCAGCATCTCGATGATCATCGCGGTCTTGCCGCTCGGATCCAGCCGCGTTTGCACATCAAGCAACGTCGGCCAATCGCCACCAATTACCGCCATGGGTTAGACCTTTCGATCAGGGTACAATCGATCCTCCCACTTCGCAGGGGGAGGCGTGGGCGTCTCATGGGCGTGGCCATTCGGCTGGCTCACACCCTGGTTGGCCTTCTGCAGCAGCAGCTTCTCGATCACGTTGAAGCCGGCCGCGCTGCGAATCTCGTTGGTCAGAACCTCGGCATCCGCGGCGCCGATCTGCGCGGTGGCACTCGCGGTCAGGGCGCGGTAGCGCGCCGAGGCCGTGGCCTGCGGGCCGAGCTTGGCAAATTCATCGAGCAGGAACCGCTGGTCGAAGGCCTTGGCCGCGACCTGGAAATCGAGAAACTCGCGTGCCATCTCCGTGAGGATTTCCGGCGAGGCTTTGTGCTTGTGCAGGATCTTCTGCGCCGCCCCGATCAGCGGATGCTCCGGGTCGAGCTTGATGTCGACCGCCGGCACCTCTTTGTACTTCGCGGCCAGCTCGGTGATCACCTCGGGCGGAAGCTCGACCTTGTAGCCGGCCGGATCCTTCGGGATCGCCGCCGCTTTCTCGGTCAGTTCCTTGTGCGCCGTCTCAAGCTCGGCGACGTGCTTGACGAAGGTGTCCTTGGGCGCGCCCGTCTCGGCGTCCCAGTGTTCCTCGGGAATATAGTCAGGCCGGCTCGGGGGTGTCGGGGGCGTCTGGCCGGTCGGCGGCGGCTGCGAACCGGCGGGGACCGCCGCTGCGGATCCGGGTGTCGCGGCCGGCTCGGGACTCACCAGGGAAGACAAGCCCGGCGACGGGGCTGGTGCTGGTGCTGCTTCGGGCGGCATTTAGCTCGGCGTCCTCGAACATGATCAAAATATCCCGGCAGAAATTGCGCCTTCCATTTTGCAGGATCAACGCACAAGCCTCGGACCCCGGATGCGCCACCTCCATCAGGACATGCTGCAGATACCGCCGCAGCACGTCGACATCGCGCCGCACCGTCGGCGAGCCGGCAATCCGCTGGCAGGCCTCGAACGCCGCTTCCCTGATCTTGACGGCCTCGGTCACATCGGTGGTCCCGGCGGCGCCCCTTCCGGTGGCGCGCCTTCTTCAGGTGGCGCACCGCCCTCGCCACCAAGGCCCGCGGCGCTGGCGGCCACCTGCGCCATCTGCTGGATCTGCTTCATGTCATTGAACTCGACCAGTTTGTCGCCGAGCTTGTCCTTGAGATTGGCCGAGGTGGTGATGCCGTTGATCAGCATCTGGCCCATCTGCGGGAAGGCGGTGTTGATGATTTCCAGGAGCCGCATCGCGGTCAGCACTTCCTGGTTTTCCTGCGCACGCTGCGCCGGGTTATAGGCCGCGAGCGAAACCTCCTTGCCCTGGTATTCGAGCTTCGGCACCACGCCGCGCTTTTCCGCGATGTACTGGAAACGCTTGAACACCTGATAGGGAAACTCGCGCCAGAACGAGAAACCGGGCGCGCCGATTTTCTTTTGGGCTTTGACCATCTGATCCATCCACTGTTCTGCAGTGGGTGGGGTCTTGCCGAGCTGCTCGGGGAAATCGACGTAGTGCAGTCGGCGGATCCGCGACTCGCGCCGGTCATGCTGGAACATCGCGGCGTCGAGCGGATTCGGGTCGTAGATCTTCTCGATCGAATCGCGGTTGCCGCCGGGCCGGCGCGGATAGGCCATGCCCGGCTCGATGCCGTTTTCGAAATTCATCACGTTGTCGTCGTCATAGGCGATCGGCGGCCGGATCGTGAACTCCATGTTTTCGATGAACGCCTTCTCGGTGTCATCGACCAGATGAAACTCGGGCAGCGCGCGGATCAGCGGACCTTCCGGCCAGGCGAAATCCGGCGACGAGCCGAACCGCCCAACGATGAACTCGCAGCAGCCCTCGCCCTTGAGCTTGGCGTCATGCACCTTCTTGTTCTGCACCAGGACGACATGCTGCCATTCCTCGTCGGCGACATTCGACCAGTCGCGCCAATAACCCCAGATCACCTCGGTTTTTTCGTTGGGCGCGTCCTTCACCTTCTTCTCGACGTCGTCGGGCAGCTTGATGCCGGGCAGCTCGGCCTTGAGGTTGCGGTTCTTCACCCGCCGGATCATGAAGCGATCGTCGACCGCGCCATCGGGGCCGATGTTGATTTCAATCTGCCGGATGGCCTGGCCCAGACACAGAACCGGTTTGTGCTGCGCCTTGTCGCGGATGATCATGGCGAACACGCCGATCGCGCCGTCGGGCACCGCCTGCTTGGCCAGCTCGGCATAGAAATTCGACGCGCGCAGCAGATCGAAGATCATGTCGTCGGCGATCCCCGCATCATGCTCGATCACCTGCTGCGCCACCTTGTCCAGGCCGGGATCCGGCCGCCGCTCGGCCCATTTGACCGCCTCGGGCATGAAACTTTCGATGATCATCTCGAGGAAATCCTCGCTGCATTCGTAGGCCAGCGAGGTGTGCAGTTCGTCGGCGTCGTTCGACGGCAGGTTGTTCTGCGACTGCGATTGCTGCGAGCGAACCCGGCGCGGTGAGGCGTAGAAATAGCACTGCTCGATATCGTTGATACTGAGCTGCTTCTGCGCGCGCGCGTCCTGCAGCCGCTGCAAAGCTTCGGTCTGCAGTTCATCCGGCTCGGCTTCCGAGGCCTTGCCCGGCTTGAAGATCGTGACCGCTTCGGCCATGCGCGGCCTACTTCATCAACGTCTTGAGCGGCAGCGCGCCGCGCGCGCCGAACAATCGATAAAGCCGCTCGGTGCTGGATTCGGCCCGGTCCTGGACCGACAGGATCTTCTCTTCCTTGGCCGCGGCCGCGGCGCGCTTTTCCTCGTCAGTGGGCCGGTAGCTCATGTCGGGTGGGCGTTGCATCGGACAGCACCTCCGCGCCGTTCGCGATACAATCCCGCCAAAGCCCGTCGGGGGTCAACGCACACGACTTGAGGCCGATCAGGTGCTTGATCCCGCCCACGCACCACGGCGTCATCACCCCCCAGCGCCGGCCCGCGAGATTGACCGGCATCTGCAGCACCGCATTGTTTGTCATGAAACGTCCGGCCACCAGTTCGCCACCGTGGTCCTGCGGCACCGCCACGATCACCGTGCGCGGGAGCTGGATGTCGTAGAACAGCCACATCCGGGTCCGCGCCACATAGCCGATCGCCGAGACATGCTTGAACCGCCCCGGCACCCAGCGATTGACCCAGTCCTTCGCCGCCCGCGGCCAGAACACCAGCATCCAGTGCGTCGGCTCGTATTCGGTGATCGCGGCGCCGGGGACGATCGCGCCGATATTCATGCCACGCGCCGACGCATGCGCAGCGACCGCCGGGTCTGCACCGGCGCCGCCCGCTTGCCGATCGGCCGGCCGACCATGGCGCGCCCCTCGCCCTCGCCGAGGACCAGATACTGCAGCGCGTCCGCGACGTTGCTGTACTGGTCCTTGACCGGCACTTCCTTGATCAGGCCGGAGCCTTTGATCTTCTCAAAGTGATATTTCCCGGCCATGGCCACCTTCAGGGTGCGCGGCCGGCTCGGGTCCAACAACAGCCTTGGCATCCCGTCCTGCATCTCGCGCAAGACGAAGGTGACCGCGTCGATCCGGGTCTGGATGTTGTTCTGTGGCACCGGCGCCGGGTTGACCGTCATGCCGAACGATTCAAAAATGTCATACGCGGTCCGCTCGTCCGACTGGGTCTTGTCCTGCCCTTTCGGGTCGCCGTGCAGCCGGAACGCATAGCCGGGAAACCGCTGGTCGAGCTTCCGCTTCACCAGCGGGGCGAACTCCACCGCCCCGATCCCGAACGCCACCAGCTCGTCGAGGATCACCCAGCGATTGTTGACGACCTGCCCGAACACAGCTGCGGGCGAGCGCCCGAAATCCAGCCCGATCAGGATCGGATAGCCGGGCAGCGGCTTGATGTCCTGCTTCGCGACATGCGTCTCGGGCGAGAATTGCCCCCAGACCGGCCGGCCCTCTACATAGAGGCTGATGCGGTTCATCAGTTTAGAATCGACCCACTGCTTGGTCTTGCCGCGCACCTTGTCGTGGTAAAACTTGACCGGCAACCATCTCAGGTTTTCGGCGCGCGGGTTCACTCTATATGCAGTGACCGTCTTGCCATCGACGCCGAACACCTCGTTCAGCGCCGGCGGCTGCACGAAATAGCCCCATTCCTTCGGCCAGCGCATGCGCGCCCGCTCGTCGCTCGACATATCCGTGGGATACGGCACCTCGCCGGTCATCTGCGGGATCCAGTGATCCTCGCCCGGCTCGTTCATGTCGCCCAGCACCCCGGACCATTTCGGCCCGCCATCCCTGATCGGCGGAAACCGCCCGGTGCGGCCCTCGGCGTCGTCAAACACCTGCTTGGTCGCAAACTGCATTTCGTGAAACCAGAACCCGGTGAACTGGGTCGAGAAGAGCTTGCTCACGTCCTCGGGCGTATCCAGCGCCATGAACACCAGCTCGCAGCGGACGTCCGCCAGCGACAGCGAGTATTCCATCGGCTT